ATTATTAAGCCATTCGTTGTAATTATTATCTATTTTTGCTATAGACATAAAATTACCAGTATTACCTCTTTTACTTACAGCTCCCACAGATACACATTTTTTTGCTGCCACCTCTATGTACTGAATTATACCTGAACCGTTTTTAACTTTTACATCTATTTTATTGTCTGCATACTGTAGCTGACTCTCATCTCCTTCAAGATTATTTGTTGCCACAAGAGCCTGAGAAGCAACAACCTTACTTATAGGAGACCAGGCACTGACTTCTTTATCATAATAATGATACCTATATTTAAACTGAAACATATACCCAAATAAATTATTTTTCTTATATGAATCATCTAAACCATAGCTATATGTAGGCATATATTGAGGACCTCTTTTTATGACTTCAATATATTCTAGTTTTCTATCTGTTGCTGACCACGGACTATATAGTTGATAAGGATAATATTTATCCAACGTATATTCTGTTGTGTTATTGCTTGTTTGTATTTCATAAGCTCCAACAGAGTCAACAAGGGCCATACTATTCTTAGATTTTACTACGTTTAATGAACACGGCTCCCCATAAAACTCTTGAGTCCAGTATAATACATCTCCAATTTTATCTACATTAGTGATTAAAAAATCAAAATTCCAATCAAAAACTCTGGAAAAATGTTTACCTGTATCTCTAAAAACAACAGATAATATCGAATCTCCATTCTGTGAATCTTGTTTTAAATCATATTCTAGTATATGGTGCATAAATGTACCAGGCTCACTAGCCACAAAATAATACATTTTATCATTTTTAGTATCCTCATAAGAACCTATGCACTTATAATTAATTTTTGTAGAGCCAGTAGATTCAGCAGCGTACTGAGCAGTTTGCCACCAACCACTTAGATAGTTTTGAAGATTGTTTCTATCTATTAAATAAAATGACAATGTGTTAACATTACCTGCACCTGGACTAACATTTGGAATATATGTACCAGCTTCAACACTGGTAAATAATTCTGTTCCATTAGTATTAGCAACAAACTTAAGTGCGTATAAAGGTGCAGTAGTGTTTCCGTCAAAATCATTAACATACTCCTCATCATAATAAGGTGCTGGATTAGTACTAGTTGGATTGTTAGAAACAACAGATACAGTAAACCCGTAGGTGTTTGATATTATAGTTCCGTAGGTATTAACAAATGCTAATAAACCTGTTAATATATTATTAGTTTGAAGAAAGTTAGAACCAGCCGTACTTGTAAAGCTAAAAGAAAAGTTAGGAGGACTAAAGGAAGATGATGATGTTCCTAACGACATATCAAACTGAAAATTAATAGCACTTGTAAGAGCCTGACTTGAGGTTAGTTGAGCGTAAGTAAAATATAGATAAGACCTTTGATTAATCCCTCCGGCCTGCAGTTCAGGATAAGTAAATGCTGTACTCGAACCACCTTTATAAACTATTGAGTTACCTAAAACACTTTCTACAGAACCAGCAGCTTGACTCTCAGAAGATATATTTCGTATATTTAAACCATAATAGTAGTCTCCATTCTTGATTAATCTATAATCAGAATCTCTATCTAGTCCTCCGACAAAAACTCTTTTATCTTGTGATGACATATTAATTATATTTTAGGAGACTGCTTAAACGCTTTTCTAGATGTTTGAAGTGCCTCATTTTTATTAAACGACTGCATTCTAGCTCTTGACAATCTTTTTTGATTATAATATTCATTTTTAGCAGCCATCTTCTCATTCATGTTAATAGCTCTTTTTCTTTGAACAGACTTCCAATATATAAATGAACGCAAAGCTTCTTCAGCAAATGCGTGAACCTTTATATCTATTCCCGTAAGACCCGTTGAACCATCAGAAACATACTCTAATATTATAGGTCCATTAGAATTAGAAAGCTCAATAGTCCTATTATCTAAATTTTCTCTATAATATCCGTTAGCATTATTTCCTCCACCTTGACCATATCTACCCCACAAACTATTATCATAGTTATTGTAGGAAAATATAGGGGGATTCTCTGTATTGTCTTGAACTGTAGTTGATTGAGTTCCTGGAACAAAATTTATATTTTCCCTAAGACCCATGTAGCTTACATTACCGTTATTGTCAGCTACACCTATCTTTATATAAGACACATAATCTGAAGGAAGAGTTACAGTGTTTTTACTATCTAACTGAAGTTCAACAGATTTAATCTGTCTAACAGTATCAAAATTTAATTCTTTTAAACCTCTTAAACCTATATTAAAATATCTAAGATATTCATGCTCACTTGATTTTCCTTCATCAACAATCAAACCTTGTATTACTTCATCTAATGTTACAAATTGTGCTGTCATTATTATCCAATATTATCGTTAACTAAATCTTCTTTAGCTTGTTTCATTAATGAAAATAACTGAATAAGATTTGTAATTATTTCTTTTTCGTAATCTGCCGGAACAGGATACGTGTCTTCGTTAGGTATAGAACTTGATGTTGCTATATAATGAACATCTAAATAGTCTATATCTTCATAGTTTTTATATAAATAAATTTTATTGCCCTCTAAATAGAAAAATTTTCTACCACTCATCAAAGCTGTTTTATGATATAGTGGGTTATGGGGTCCATTACTAGGCATTCTAGTATATATAGTTCTTTCATTAAATCTAGATATAGGAGTGTGCCAAGATGAGACCTGAGAGATAGAGGCAACTATATCTCCTGGAGTAGCAATTCTAATATATTTACCTACACTCTGAAACTGGTCTGGATTAAATCCCCCCATTGGAATAACCTCCTCTATTGTTATAACATTACCACTGCTTGTAACAGAAACATCATGTTCCATAGCCATTTTATTAGCATTTTTAGTTACAAAATTCTGAGCTATCTCTTCTGTTGAAACACTATTATAATCCCCCCAAGCGTAGTCAACAGAATATGTTTTATTACCTAAATGAACTACAAGGCTACTGTCTTCAGTAGAACTATCCTTTATAAATGAACCAGGAGTTTCAGTAACTGTATACGTAAAACCATGTCCCGAATCAGCACTAACCTGGCCATTTATTTTAAAATCAGAAAAAGACCATTGGTCAGTAGTATGATTTTTAGTATCAACTCTTAAATCCCCAGCATCATCAATCCAAGACATTATATTATATGTATTCAAAAAGTTTTGCCATCCAGCACTATTGTAAATAGCGTTTATTAAATTTAATCCATTATCACTAGAATTTATATATCCCTCTGTAGAAACATTAAATGACAATTTATAAGTTTTTACCGAGTCATTCCAAGAAAATGAAATAAGATATGCATTATCTAAAACTGATGGATATGCTGTAGTAGCAACACCAACAAAACCCAAAGCCGTCCCACCACTCGTATCATGTGCAACACCAGTTGTTATTGTTATAGTTACCTTATCTTTATTTATCGTTTGCCTTACTCCACTAGGGTTTATTCCGTATTTATTAAAAACAGATTCAACTCTATATATACCCATGTCATTAGGTAAATTAATAGGCATATTGTTTAACACAACATAATTGCTATTCTCAGGCATGTATAATTTTTCTTGAGTCAACCAATCTCCTCTTATTTCTGCCTCAGCTATTGACATCGCTGTTCCTTTAGAATAAGCGTTAGTCATTATCTCTCTTTTTATAATAGCATCTCTCTCTTGGTCTACAAGAGCCATAACTTCTCTTATATCTACATGAGAATCATCAGATATATTACCTCCATTTACTATTCTAAGTACTTGTTCTGCTATTTTCTTTCTTGTTGTAGCCATTATTGTAATTCTTTATCTTTTGTTTTAACAGCCGAATATTGTTGAACTTCAGGCTCCCTTAAACTAATTCCAATATAAGATAGTATTCTTTGTGCTATCTCATTATGAGTATGCTCAGGTAGAGTTAGTTGAGTTGAATTTGTTGCATTATACACTGCATTACCATTAGCTATTGTACTAAAAGCCCAAACTGGTGCTGAAGGTATCTTTATATAAGTACATACCACATCTCCCACAGACACATCATTATTAACATCTGGAGATATCCAAATCTTAAATCCGTTATCATTCATTGTGGCTACAGGTTTATCTATAGATGGCGGTAAAAGATGACTACCCAATCTACCCTTTAACTGGTCTTGAGTTAATATCTCCACATTTCTACCATCCAATGACAATTCCATAAAATATAACATAGTAGAATTAGGACTAGATGCACCAGTATTATCTACGGGATAAAACCAATGTCCATTTGTTTGATAAACTGAAGTAAACGTACTTACCGCTGTTCTTATATCTTCTAAAGCTGAATGTGTTTGATTATAACCAGCGGTTTGAGGTGCTCCAGCAATAGTGTATTTTCCGTATCTATCTTGTACTATGTCTAATTGAGCTCTTTCTGCTAATAAATTAAATTCAGTAGTAGTAACAAAACCCCTCTGCTCTTTATTGGCCATGAATTTGACAAAGACATATAAATCATTAATCGTCATATCTGTTAAATTTACTAACAAATATAACAAAAAAAAAGGGAAGTTAAAAACAACCTCCCCTTTTATTCAAATTAACCGCATCCTAGTTTATATTAGACAACTGCATCTTTATATGTTCTAACGCAGTTTCACCTGCACCAGATAAACAGTATTCAGTCATGTGGTCCATAGCCTCAACACCTAAAGGAACATGAGTAATAATAGGTCTTTGGTCGCCTTTTATCCACGATATATTAGATTTCTTCATGTCTATAATACCGTATTCTTTAGCTTTATAAAGAACTTGTTTTATCTCTGTTTTAGGGTCGTCCATACCAGTTATAAAAGATGTAGGGTCTTTTTCAGCTAAAACTTTCATGTCATACCTAATCTCATCAGTAGATTTATTTACGTTGACACCCATTGTTCTAGCATAACCAACTAATTTATCAAGAGGCATTTCTAAAGCTAATCTAATAGCATCTAAAACCTTCATAGACTTTTCAATCTTTTTCTTAGCATCAGTTTCGTTATCAACGACTTTAAACACAGGTGTACTTGTATTAAATCTATTAGGATTACTAGCATTAAGATTACAGTGGTCTAAATACTTTTTAAGAGTAGGATTTTGTTTTCCTACAAGAATAAAACCATTGTTAAATGTAATCGGTGACTTTACCTTTGAATCTTTTTTCTGGTCTTCTTCAAATATAGATTGCTCTCCAGGTATATATCTTATTTTTCTATTTATATCATTCTCTGGGTCATATATTATATCCTCAGCTTTTATCATATAAATAACAGGATATACCATTCTACCTTTATTATCCTTAGAGCTTTTCATAAGTTGATAAACAGAATCTCTTTTAGATTCTTTTTTATTTGACTTAAGATTTGCTACACCATGAGTATTAGACCTCTTTGGTTTAGGCATTGATGGTACAGTAAAATTTTTTTCTGCTTGTATAGTTTCTGTAGAGACATCTACAGATTTTGTTTTTGTTTTTTTCATTATTTCTAAAATTAAATTAAAATCATTATTAAGACACCTTTGGAAAGGGGAGAAACTCCCCTCTCCTTAGATATGTTCTTTATACTGCCTGTATATCATTTCAAGACAGTTCGCAATTATGATGCGTCAACTACTGCAATAGATGCACAAGCTGTAATGTGCGTACTGCAAAATACTGAATCTTCAGAATCTGCAATAGTAACAAACATATTACTCCCAGCAATTGAAGGCTCTGCTATAGCGTTAACTATATCTTGCATAGCTTCTTTGTGCTTACCAGATGTAACGGTTAGTACAGCGTGAGCTGCATCTATGCCTGAATCAGCGTCATTTTCTTGACTAGACTCAAAGTAGATTCTCAACGAAGTCGCTGAGATATACTCCATGTGAGACATTTGTCTAACGGGAAAACAAACTACCTGTTCAGTAGATGCTGTTCCATCAGGAGCAGCACTTGCGAAATATAAATACTTTTCCATTTCTATAAAACTTTTAATAGGTTAATAATTAAGATTTCTTGATTAACATGTAACGGTTAGGTGCAAATCCTTCAAAACCTCTTTCACATCTGTAGTGCGATTTAAGCACATCTTCAGTGTTAGTTTTGTTTTTAAGAACAGCAGAACCAGTTAACCAGTGCTCCATATCTCGTGAATAACCATTAGCAGCTTTATATCTAATTCTTAGAGAAGGTATTTTATCTCCAGATTTAGCATCTTTCTGCATATCCATAGGGATGCAAAGTCCGTATCCAGGATAATTAGAACCAGCCGTTCCTAGTAATTTAGGGTGATTAAATAAATCATAAGTTTTCTTATGAAATGTATAACCTCCTCTAGTGAAAGAGTTAAAACCTAAATTCAACGCCATATTCTTATTATTTTGGAACGTACCATAATTAGCACCTCCAGCAGCATAAGCACCTTGAGAAGCTAATAAGTCATCTACATCTAAAGATAAATTAATACCAGCGTAAAGAGCATATTCTTTAGCACCTCTATATTTATCTAAAGACTTAACGATAGCGTCAAAGTCTGCCATTGTAATTGAAGCCGAACCTAAATCCATAGATTGACCTTTATTAGCAATAAAAGGAATTAAACCTTCTGTTCCTCGTAAAGTATCAAGAGTATATGAACTTCCATCTAAAGATACAGAGTTTCCTGAAGCAGCTAATGAAGAGTTAGAGATTTGGTCTCCAACAATCATCATTATTTCAGAATAATCTTGAAATCTTTTGAATGTATCAGCTTCTCCTTTTAAATACCATAAATAACCAGAACCCATCTTTTCGTTGTCAACTTTTACATAAACTACGTTAGTAGCCTCCGTACCAGTAACCTCAAAAGATTCCTTCATAATCATAACTTTATTAGAGTATTCATGAATACGAGGAGTCAATCCTTCAGGTTGCGAAGAACCTTCTGGAAATGCGTTACCTATAATAGACGCTGTGTAGTCTGTTGATGCAGAATGTGAAGTTACCCAACCACTAGAAGTCATTGGCCATACCTCAAATACATGCGTAGAAGTAATAGTTTGAACGTAAACTTGCGTTCCATCTTCAAAAAGAAGAATATCACCAACTCTAACAGGATTTTTAGAATCGTGTATACCTTCAGATTGAACTGTCATTGTTGTAGTCACTGTATCACCAGCTTCTACTTGATTAGCAGTATCAAATTGAACTACTATATCATTGTGTCGAAATGTTTCTTCGTAGTGCTCAAAAGTAGTTTGAGTAGTAGGAGCCTTAGCACCCATTAACTCAAGTAACCCAGTTATACCTTGGTCACCATATCTTTTAATCAACTTTTCAGAAACGTCTCGCTTGTGAAGCTCACCACTCGTAGCGGTAATAGCATTCACGTAATTTTCGTTTGTTGCCGTCATGGTGGATGTAGGTTGTAAATAAACCTTACCCGTTCCTGACGATACGCTTACTGTTGCCATTTTTTAAAATTTTTAATTTATTAATTCATTATCTATTTAAACATTGAGTCTTATCCAAATAATTGGTCAGATAATTGGTCAAAAAGTGACTTTGATTTACCTCCTGCTGGCTTAGGTTCTTTACTAAATGAGGGATTTTTAATATCCCTAATAACCTGTTCGGTTCCTTTGGACCTGTATTGATTAGCCACGCTTCTAACAATTTGGTCAAAATTGTCTCTGATAAACATATCAAGATTTAACATGTCATAATCCCATCCTCCATCTTCACCTACATATCTATCAAAAAAATTATCAAGATTTGTGTTAATGTTTTTAAGATTATCTCTATGTTCATCAGTTAGAGCAAAATCAAAAGTCTCTCCGTTTTCATTTATCTCAAACGTCAAAGACTCTAAATCATCAACTTCAGTATTCATCTTCTCAACCCATTCTGATTTAAGCTTGCTACTATCCTCCTGAGTTTGAACTTCCTTATTAGGCATTCTAAACTCTTCTTGCATTTTAACAAACTCCTTTCTGGCTTTTGAAGCATCTTTCTTTAGTTGAATCTTACCAAGAGCTACCTCATCTTCTTTATACTTTTTAGAGTCTAACTTATAAGTAGACTTAAAATATAAATCCAATTCTTTCGGTGTTAAATCAGGATTGTTTTGTCTTAAACTTTCCTTCATTAATACCTCATCAGGAACTTTACCGTAATCAACACTTTGGGTTCTTATGTAATCATACATACTTCTCCCGGTTTTTCTAACAAACTCATCCATTTTTGCAATCTGTTCGTTTGCGTAACTCGGATTTACTTGTTCAGAAACTTCTTTATTAGTGCCTTGTACAGCTGCCTCAAAGTCCTCGATGCTTTCAAATCCTGTGCCATACTGTTCGTTTAAGGCATTTAAGAATCCACTAACATCTGCGGGACCTGATTGTTCAGCTTCTGACTGCTGTGTCGGTTCCTCTTGTATTTTTTCATCATTCAAAGAGCTATCTATCATCGGTCGAGGCTCATTTTCAGAAACCTCTTCTCTCACTTCTTGTTTTGTCTCACTTTCGTTATTTTCAGTGAGGTCTACTACATTAGGGGTTGATAAATCAACCACCTGTGGTTCTTGTGAAGTGTCAGTAGAAACAACTTCGCCACCAAAGCTATCGGCTATAAGGCCGCCTATATCATCTGTTGCCATAATAAATTAAATTAAATTAGTACTTTTTGCAAATATAATATTTTTTCTATCATATATCCTATAATTATGATAAATATTTTGATTTGACTTTTAAGTCTGGGTCTTCAATCGGGTCTTCTTTTCCTTTTCTTTGCTCAATCATTTTAGATTGGAAGTGAGCATTTTTCTCTAACGCATCTTTTTTATTATCCAATTCTCCTTTCTCTGACGCTAAACTAGCTGCATTTTGTTCTTTTAACTCAGCCATTTTTCTTTTGTGATTAGACTCTTCAAATACATTCTTAAGTTTATACTCATGCTCCATTTTAGCCATATCTGTTTGGTGTTTTAGCTTAAGATTATCTTGAGCCATTTTTGCACTCAAAGCAGATTCTTGCTGTTTAGCTATTTGAGCAGCTTCAGCTGCTTTCCCTTGTTGAATAGCATTCATTTCTGCAGCATGAGAAGCTTGCTGTTCCAAATCTTTTTTATATTTTTCTCTTCTAATTATCAGCATTTGGTTAGCTAACTTAGGATTCTTTATTTGCCTAACAATAATAGCATCTTCAAGTCTTAATTCTTTTTGAGCTAATGAAATTTGAATATTTTGCTCAATCATTTGTTGTTCTATTTCATCTGGAGCAACATCTAATGTTATACCAAAATCATAATTAGAAACATCTTTATTAACTTTAAAAGATTCCATAACATCTTTACCAAGTGCCATAACATAACCTTCAAAAGGTTTATCATACTCAACTAAATCCTGAAGCCTCATAGATACACACTCACCAAGTAATTTAGTCATATGTAAATACCCATCATTAATACCTCTAGTAGCATTATTAGATGCCATAAGTTGCATTTTTTGAATACCAACTAACGCTTCAGATGCAGGTTGAGCACCTTCTCTAGCTTCATTAACACCAGTTACATCTCTAATCATTTGAAGATTATGATTATAAACTTGAACAAGATTCATAACATCTCTACCTATTCCGTTTTCTAATTCCTGGATAGGAACTGAAGCTGCTGGCTGTCCCTCATCATTTAAAGTTCTGTAATATATATTACCTGTTTGGTCGTATATTTCCTGTAATTCAAGAGGAGTGAATGTACCACCATCTCCTTTAGAAACATTTTCTAATGCACCGACCTCAAATGCAGCACCTTTTGGTCTAGCTTTAGCAAGTATTTGTTGCATTTTTAAATGTGCTAATTGTATTTGGTCAGCAAATGGCATCATTCTTCTAACCATAGATGTAAAACTCATCTTGTGCATATTAGGAGCATAGACAATGTAAGATAATTTTGTTTCTGTTAAATTAGAATTAGGTCTCATCATATTTTCCATAAGTTTATAATTAAATATATAATCTGAACCAACTATATATTTACCACTATAAACTACTTTATATGCACTACTTATATCTTCTCTTTTATGTTTTGATTTTTTTGGAGCTTTATAAGTGTCTTTTCTTTTATTAACAGAATAACCTCCATAACCATTTTCTTTTTTTTCATATTTCATACTGTGAGTGCATAAAAATTCAGCATCTAATATTTCAATAGAAAAATTATCATAATTATCAGAAAATAATCCCGATTGACCAAGATTAGGTGTTCCAGCATTATAAGAATTATCTTCTTTTTTGGCATATTTTTCTGCTATTTCCTTATACTGCTCTTCAGTAAACTGGTCACCAGCCATTTCTTTTAACTCCCCTATTGTAATTCTATACACCTCTCCAGCATGTTGAATATTTGAAAAATCTGGAGATGTTGAATATGAAGTAATAAGATTAGTTGGGTCTACATATTTTATTTTTATTCCATTTGACTCACTAATACTTGTTTTAATAGCCGCCTGTCCAACAACAACTAAGTCTCTAATAACTCTTTGTCTAAGCTCCTCAAAATTATTTGTATCTAAAACAAATTTAATACCTTGCTCTAAAGCTATTTCATATTCTTGTTTGTAATTTAATCTCATAAAAAGGTCTAAATCTTCTTGAGACTCTGGAACATAATCTTTAGGTGTAAAATCAACTCCAGATTTTTGAGACATATCATTAAGAAAATCTCTATTCATCATATTATAATATAGATGGTCTTTTCTAGTTTGTCTTCTTTTTTCAGATATTGGGTCTATAGCAGTAGCTTTTATTTCGTACTCTTGATTATTCATACCACCACAAATAACGTCAACAAACTTAGGAACTATAGATACTGGAGTCCAGTCTATATTCATATATGAAGTATCACCCTCAACATCTAGTAAATCTTTATACTTAGCAACACTTTGATTTCCCTCAGCATAACTTCTTGCTTTAGCAAATAATTGCTTTTTATCACTATAACTATAATCGTTACTAGAATCCCAGTCTTGATACATTTGTTTTAAATACTGAAGACCGTATTCTTTTGAACCTTTCTCTTTATTAGAAGCAAAAGCAGTTGGATACCCTTTTACTGTCTCAAATTTTTTTAACTCCATTTGACTCTTTTAGACATTATTCCTTTATTACTATATCTTTTTATAAAATCCAAAGATACAACTTTTATTTCTTTTTTCCTCACATGCTTCTGAGAAGCTAATAAAGCTAAACTAGAAGCTACTGTAGCATCATATTTAGTTCTATTATCTGGTTCAAATCTACTCCAATCATCTAGAAGTCTGTTAAAATAACATTTTCCCATCTCTTCCGTCTCTTGATTTAAACCTATATAATCATACACATAACTAGCTATCGCTTCTGTTTGTGCGTTAAGTACAGCAATACCGGTTGATGGTATTCCTTTTGTTTTTTGTTTTCTAGTATTATCCGTATGAGTAGACTCTGGTCTATCCATTAAATAATCATAATACCCTCTTCTTTCAAAATACTTTACAATACCAACCTTATTGTTTTCAACAAGAATTGGACATCCGTAAAATACACACGTTTTTAAAACATCCTCATAAAACATTTCAGCTTTAGGAGGCCTAGCTATATATTCACAAACGAATTGATTATGAAAATCATCCATCATAGTGAATTTTTTAAAAACATAACAAGCAGCATTAGACCTTCGCCCATCTGTTGTTGTATCATGGTCATAAGG